ATGTGGCACAATATTACAAGAAGATGTAGCTATCGAAATTTGGGAAAGTAAAACAAATCCAGTTGACGATACAATTTGCGTATGTGATGACTGTAGCCAAACCTATGCTAATGAATACAAAAAAGACGGATATATTAGTCAAGGTGAACTTGACGAAATTTGGTTTAACGAAACATTCAAAAAAAGCGAGGATTAAATGGCTAGTCATATACCAATAAATAATTTTAGCCTTGAATCATGGCATAATGAATTAATATCAAAGTGTCATCATTGGGTTGAAAAATTAAGATATTCACCAAAAAGCCATAATGAAGTTATGGTTTTAAATAGATCTATAAAATTATTACCTAGAGATTATGGTGATAAGCCCGAAGTTAAAAAGATATTTTCTTATAGGTCTAATATTAATAAAAAATTAGCCAAAGATGAATTTTTAAGAGTTAAAGATTGTGGTATTGAAATTCATGTTTTGGATAATAACACCATAGACAATATTTATATTGTTGCCTAGAAAAAGAAAGGAAATGGAAAATGCCTAATTGGTGCAGTAATTCGATTACTATCGAACACAAGGACAACGTAAAAATAAACGAAGTGATTAATTCACTAACAACAAAAAAAAGTGAGGATTCAAACGAAAGTTTGTTTTTCACATACTGTAAACCAGAGCCAGATTACAAGACTACACCCGTGGCTCAAACCTACCCAGAAATAAGAGAACAATTTGCAAAAACGGAAGAAGAAAAAGCAATAGCAAGAGAAAATAAACCTACCATTAGAAAAGATAGTTGGTGGGATTGGCGAGTTCAAAATTGGGGAACTAAATGGAATATTGAAGTTCTTGAAAAAGAGGATTTACATACGGATAAAAATGGAATTACTTTTGATTGTGAAACAGCTTGGTCACCACCAATAGAGGCTCTTGCTGAATTAGAAAACAAGGGTTTTAAAATTGAATGTGATTACTATGAAGGTGGTTGCGCTTTCATTGGTAGATATTCAACAGGCACAGGTGTAATAGATTGGCGCTTACCAGAAACTTTAGCTGAGTTAAAAGACATGATGAAAGACAACAAAGTACTCAAAGACTTAGCAGAAAGTTGGGGAGTTGATTACGACTACGAACAAATGGAAAGTGAGGAAGAATAATGACAGAACAAGAACGAGAACGAGCATTTATGATAACTGATAGAATATTTTGGATAATGATTGAGAATACACACCCAAGTAATCTAGGGGACTACATTGAGCCTGACCCTGATAATCCTGAAGGAACAAGGAACACAGAAAGAGGTCAAGAATTGTTTGATGAACTAGAAGAATTTGTGAAAGGAACGCTATAATGACAGTTAAAGAACTAATAGAAAAACTAAAAGAGCATGATCTAGATAAACTTATCGTGTTTTATCGTTGTAA